TTATTTAGAGGCTCACCACGAGAAGAAGTACCGCAAAGACCCCGTAAGATACCTTTCGCATAAAGCGTTCAATGACGAGCCTGTAAATGCGTCAGAGAGGCATTCACAATTTAACCAATCCAAAACCCATGAATCAACCCCAATCAAGCATTACGCCCCTGAGTCCGGAATTGTACGCTGAGTACCAGGATCGGATGCTCGGCATCCTCATCTGTGAAATCCTCAAGCCGGGTGATATTGTCCTGCAACTGCGGGAGGAATACTTTGAGGAAGGAAAGCGCAGGAATGTCTTTCGGGCCATTCGTGAACTGCGTAAGGAGGAGGTTCCCATCAACACGCTGACCGTCCACCAGAAATGCAAGGCTCTCAACTTTGGCATTGATCCGGTTTATCTGGCCACCATTGACAACGGCCTATACACGGCATACGGTTGGAAGCACTATCGCTTTGAGTTGCATCAGCGGTTCGTCCAAGACAAGATTCACGCGATTAAGGTGGATTTCCTCAAGCATCAGAATGTGGATCGGCTCTACAACGAGATGCAGGAGATTCGCTCTCTTGACCCCGATCCGATTGCGACCGAGGCCCACGAATTGCTTGTGGGCTATATGATGGAATTGGACTCCATCCTTTCGGGGAGGAAGCCAAGCCGCATCACGCCCACCTACCACCCGAACACCGACCGCCTTATCACCGGTTTTAAGCCTTCCGAGTTCATCATTCTGGGAGGCCGACCTGCGATGGGGAAGACCACCCTTGCGGTGCAGTACGCCTTGAACCAAGCACTTGCCGGGCGAGCGGTGGCCTTCTTCACGATGGAGATGTCCACCGATCAGTTAATGACCCGACTTGTCAGCAACCTTTCGGACATTGATGGCGAAGCGTTCTTGGATGCCCAAAACCGCATCACCCCGCAGGACTTTCAGCAGATGGGCATTGCGGTGGACAAGGTGAAGAATGCTCCCCTGCACATTGTGGACATCCCTGGGGCCGACCCCGCAAGGATTGAACTTGAACTCCTCAAACTCATCAAAACCCACAAGATTGAAGGGGCATACATAGACTACCTTCAGTTGATTTCGGCCCTGCCGGAGGATAGGAGCAAAGCGAGGATTGAGCAAGTGACCAACATCTCCAAGTACATCAAGAGCATCTGCAAGAGGTTGAATATCTGGCTCTGCGTGGTGTCTTCGTTGTCAAGGAATGTGGAGCAGAGGGAGAGCAAAAGGCCCAAGATGAGCGATTTGAGGGAAACGGGACAGTTGGAATTTGATGCCGACAAGATTCTATTTGTGTTTCGGCCTTCGGAGTATATGGATGATTCGGATTACAACAAGGACGAGTTGAGGGATGTTATGGAGATTCTATTTCGCAAGAACAGGAATGGCAGTATCGGTACTGCGATGGCTAAAGTTCAATTACAATACACAAAAGTGTTGGAATTTAGCGGTGATATACCTACCTTTGAGGAGAAGATTGCAACCAAAAAAGCCCCATTCTAATGAAATACGGATCCGTTTGTTCTGGCATAGAGGCCGCCTCGGTCGCTTGGCACCCCCTTGGATGGGAGGCTCAATGGTATTCGGAGATTGAGCATTTCCCTTCGGAGGTTCTCAAGCACCGTTTCCCCGATGTCCCCAACTTGGGGGATATGACTCAACTTTTTTCAAACAAAACCTTTTTGGATTCTCACATAGACCTTTTAGTTGGCGGGACTCCTTGTCAGTCTTTTTCCGTAGCTGGTCTTAGGAAGGGGATGGAAGACCCAAGGGGGAATTTGACTTTAACATTTTTGTCTTTAATTGACATAAAAAAGCCAAAATGGATTGTTTGGGAGAATGTACCGGGCATCATAAGTAGCAATCAAGGCAAAGATTTTCAATCATTTTTAGATGGTCTTGAAGAAATTGGCTATATTTGTGATGTTGAAATTCTTGATGCACAACATTTCGGAGTAGCACAAAGAAGAAAAAGAGTTTTTGTATGTGGACAAAGCGTAGATTCTATACTGAAAGAGAGGACGATTACATCCGCTCTAACTATAGCACAATGTCTCACCGAGATATTGCACGGCATCTTAATAGAGGTGTTGAGTCTGTACGAGCGAGAGCCAATAAAATCGGATCGAGCAAGCCTCTTAAGAGATGGAGTAATGAGGAGGATGAAGTTATTCGGAATTCTTACGGAAAACTGCAACTACAAGAATTGGCAAGAACTCTTGGTAGATGTATTCCTGAAACATCATCCCGTGCAAAAAAATTGGGATTTGCCTCTTGGAGGAAAAAGTCAAAAGGAACTCACTCTGGAAGACCTATTGATGGGTTTGAATCAGGAAGGCCAATCTACACTCACCGAAGAGTCGTTGAGGAAAGCATTGGAAGACCTCTACGAAGTGATGAAATTGTACACCACATTGACTTTGACAAAGGAAACAATTCAATCCAAAATCTCTATGTTTTTTCAAGCAGGGGAGAGCATAAGTCGGCTCATTGCTCGTTTGAGCGACTCGTCCCCGAACTCGTTAAGCGCAACATTATCTTCTTTGACCCTATTACAAGAACTTACAAACTATGCGAGACAAACAAATAGCAACATTTTTAGCGAAATGGCCGGGATTTACGAGGTCGGTGATTTCCTTAAACAAGCCCAACATAGAAACGCTGTTGTCGGATACCTTGGAGACTGGAGACCTGCCGCAGCGGTTCTATTTGAGTCCGAAAGCCTGCAAAGGGGTTCTAAACCGAGCCGAGCGAAGAGGAAAGAAACTCCCACCGATGCTCAAGGAGGCGTTAGAGAGACAAGCGATGTCAGTTGTGCAGGAGGAAATGTAAGCCCTACCGTTACAAGCAAATGGAAAACGGGTTATGGAGGGCCGAGTGGTAGCAATGAGGCGGGGAATATGGTTTATGAGCCTCAATACTTTGAAAGCCATCCCAACGACTCAAGAGTTACAGGCCCACACGATGTCGGCAATACCGTGAGTGCGAGGTACGGCACGGGTGGTGGTAATACCCCGATTGTTGGGCAACCCTTCCGAAAGGTACGCAGAGCGCAGTCGGACACCGACTTTGAAACCTGGGAGGAGGATGATAAGGCTAATACGCTGAATTGTTTTGACCAAGGTGATGTTCGTAGCACGAATGTTGTCGCTCAACCCATTGCCTACTCCTTTGACTCGTTGTCCTCCAATTCAATGAAGTCAAGCAATCCGCATAGCGGTTGCAGAGAGGTGGACACAAGCAAAACCATTGACACCACTACTCCTGAACCATCCAAAAACCAAGGAGGCATTGCGATTGCTCAACCCATTGCCGTGGATGTATACAATCAAACTATTGATGGTCAGACATCTGCTACACTCACAAAGGCGGTTGGAGGCACAAACACAAGTGGGCCAAAGATTGCTCAACCCATTATGTTGGACGATCAAGGGGGTTCGGTTATGAGGGTTATTGAGGATGGCGTTTGTGGTACGCTAAGAAGGGAAACACACGGTCACGAACCATTAGTCGCTCAACCCGTTCACGCCTTCAAGGTTCGTGGTGGTTGTGAAGGAGGAGGCAAAGGGTATTTGGGACAGGACGAAAAAGCCTTCACGATTTCTGCAATGCAGGATCAACAAGTCGCTCAACATATTGCGATGGAAAAGATCGCAGGGCCAATAGATGCGAGTTATTACAAAGGTCAAGGTTCACGACAAGGAGGGGAAAGAGAGTTTGTCGCTCAACCCATCTCTCTTGATTGCTACAATCAATCCATAACTGGCGATAAGGTAGGCATTATTCGTGAGCAACACGGAACGAATATGAATGCCATTGCCGTGGATGCCTACAATCAAACCATCAATGAGAAAATCTCGCAGACGATTGGCTCTTCGGCTTCGGATGTGAACCATTACGGAGCGGTGTTGGAGCAGACAAGCGTTGGAGCATTGTGTGCAAGAGATTACAAAGGTGTTGGGAATCAGTATGTGGATGAGGGCAAATGTATCACTTCACCGGTTACAATGGCTATCCGTAGGCTGACCCCAAAAGAGTGCGAACGGTTGCAGGGATTCCCCGATGATTGGACGAAGATTCCCTATCGCAACAAGCCTGCTGACCAATGCCCCGATGGGCCAAGATACAAGGCTTGCGGCAACTCAATGGCCGTGCCGGTGATGCGATGGATTGGACAAAGGATTGAGTATGTTGAATCGTTAATGAAAGACCTATGAAATACGCAGGAGAATGCCCGAACCACGGCCTTGTGGCCCACGATGCAGACCAAAAGACCCTTGACCTCAAAGGTGGCCCATTCTGCCCCTACTGCGGTAAACTCGTTTTGGTTCTGAAAACGGATAAAAAGAAGAAGAAATAGAAATGGAACAGAAAGTCGGTTTGATTGAAAACAA